GTGACAGGCTCAAGCTCCAAAACCTCTGCATGGGTAGTTGCGTTCATGGCTTACTTTCAGTAGGCAATCGAAACTGCCGGGATGGATTTCTTGGCAATCAGGGTGACTGCCAGCTTGGCGCATTCATCGGTCATGCCGCCTTGCACGAAGGCTTCCAGGGCTGCGCGGTTGATGGCGGCCTTGTGTGCCTTGTCGCGCTCGCGGCGCTTGGCCTCGGCAGCTTCGGCTGCTGCTTGGGCTGCTACGCGGCGCTGTTCTTCTTCAACGGCCTCAGCGGCCCGGCGCGCTGCATCCGCCTTGGCCTGCTGCTCGCGCTGGACGGCCTCGGCTTTCTCACGCTCTGCGCGCTCGGCGGCCAGCTTCAATTCCAGCTCGCGGCGTTCCGCTGCGGCCTTCGTTTCTTGCTCGCGGCGAATGACCGCCTCGCGCTCTGCCTGGGCCTTGGCCTCAGCTTCGCGCTGAGCGCGCTCTGCCGCCTCGCGGGCAATGCGTTCTTCACGCTCTTTTTGCTCACGGGCTGCTGCTTCGGCGCGGAGGCGGGCGAGTTCTGCCTGCTCAGCTTCGTGCTTCTCCCGGACGGTGATGGCGGCGCTCAATGCCTCCAGCGCCTTTGCTTTCGCCCGGTGTGCCTCTGCCTCGAATTCTTCGAGGTGATCGCCGATGGCAATAGTCTCCAGCTCTGAAAGCCGCTGCTGCAGCGTCTTGGCATCAACGCCCTCGAAGCCCTGACCAAAGAATTGGATGCGGGTGATGCAGCTTTGGTGCTCCTGCTTGCGGGCCTCCTCGGCTTCCTCCCACTCGGTCAGCGGGCGCCGTACATCGTCGCGCCACAGATCAAGCGTGTCGCGGACCCGCTTGCGCTCAGAATCGATCCGCTTTGGCACATCCTTGAGGTCTGCCACCAGCTCCTTTCCGATGTTGTCCAGCGCCGTTTTGCTCTTGGCCACCTTGTAGGCGATGGAGGCAATCGCGTCGCGGCCCTTCTTGGTGGTCACATCAGGCACAAAGGCGTCCAGCTCGGCCTTGATCTGGGCGAGGAATGGGTCCAGGCCCATGGGCGTGCTGTAGACCTGCAGCGCCGTCTCGCTGGGCGGCAACGCGATGAGGTCGGTGTTCTGTTCTTTCATTGGTCACCCTTAAACAATAGCGCCCGCACGAACAGCGGCCGCAAAAAAAGAAAGCGCCGTTATGGCGCTCCAGAGGAATGCGTGATGCAGAAGGTTCACGGCTTGTGGTCTTTCTTGAGTTGAATCGATTGCAGCCGGCGAAACTTCTCGAATGTCTTGCTCACATTGGTTGCAACGGCCGGCACGTAGCGGCTTTGCTTCTGGCCTCGCTCGGGGCACAGTGCTCGGGTTGGCATGGTCAGCATGGGGGTGGTGGTCATGCTGGCCTCACCACAAGCCCGCCAACGGGCCCAGAGAACAAAGAAAAAGCCGCATCAGTTGCGGCTTGGCGAGAAGGGAAGGGGAGGCTCACAACGGAGCCTAGCTTGTAGATGAACATCTCACACCTCCTTGTGTTTAGCGAGAGCGGCGTCCTGAGCGGCAACCAGGGCGGCATCGACATCACGCATCAATTTCATCCCGTTGATTTGGTACTCTTCGTAGAAAGCGGGAAGCATTCTCCAGCGCGCTGCATCCAGTGCATCGGGGGGATGGGTCTGGGGTAATCTGTAGACCGGAAACGCCCCCGGCGTGTCGCAGCCAGCCTCCTCCAGCCATTCATGGCCTTCGGCATCTTGCCCGTCAGGTGATGCGCGGAACGAACTGCTCAGAACAAGGTAGGCCACCGGCTCGGTCTGCAGGTTCTTGGTGTTGTTCTCACTCGTCATCTTCAATCCCCTCGATCTCGTTGCAAAGGCGCAGCATCCTGTCGCCCATACAGCAGCGGGTGCGGTTGGCTGTTTCAGCTAGGTCGCGGGCTTCTTCAAGCAACTGGGCCAGTTGGTCGCGCACCTTGAAGAACTTGTCGACCAGCTCCATGTGCACTGCCATGGAAACGGGTGGATCGTCGTAGTCCGGCTCCATCGCATCCCAAGCGGCCTGCCCGCGAGCTAGGCGTCTCATGTTGGACAAGTCACTCATTGGCGTCTCCCCATACCTGATTCGTCATGCGTGAGCCGCGCCAGAAGCCATCCTCATGGAGAAACATGCCCTTGGCAGTCATCTCGTCCTCAGTCATGCAGCGTCGATCTTTGCCGTGATCACCTGTGCGATGCTTGTCAAATGCGGCCGAGCTGTTGAAATAGCGCCTGCAACCTTGGCACTGGTTACGGTCGCCACGTAGTACTTTGGTCATGAGCGCGCTCCGGGAATAAAAACGCCGCCCGTAGGCGGCAAATCCAGCGTGGTAGTGCTGGAGTGTGTTTGTGAATAGATTGGCCAGGGTTGGCTGCTTCTATGAATAGGGGATGGTGGCCGGTTGCTTGTCCGGCTTGGGGTTCTTGTAGAGCCGTCAACTTTCATCTGCGCATCGCAACTGCGCATTCACCATCATTGAAGCGGGCAGGGCTTGATTCCTGCAGCTGCCAAACTGTCCACCGCATCTGTGCCGCGCTTGGTCTTTTGCGCGAACTGGATTACCCAGCTTTGGTGGTACAGCGTGTCCTTCCACGCCGCCGCTTCAATGATGGCCCTCTTTAGAGGAGTACCCAAAGCATCAAATCATCTGAAATGATGCTCTTGGGGTGCTTATGAGGTTGCCTTGGAGATGGCTGCCTGAACCTTGGTCTTTAGATCGCCATCAACCCAAAGCGAGGCCTCCTTAAGAGCCTCCAGTAGCTCAGGCGCTGCAGCGATCAGGCGGGCATTTGCTGCGCCATCAGGGCCATGGCCGACCATTGCGGTGCGCCGCCCATCTGGCGTAAACACAACGAAGAAATGGCCGCTGCTCGGCTTCGTGTGTGCATCGATGTTCTCTTTGCAGATCGCGATAGCTGTCGCGTTGTCTGGGCATGGGTCTGCACCAAAATTCCACGGACCCGGCGTAGGTTTCGCTTCCATCTTCATCCTTCCGCGCCTGTGCGCATAAATTGAATACGCCCTTAGTAGGGCGCTTGGGGGTTAGTGAAACCGGACGACGCCTTCGTCTGCAGCAAGTTCAAATGCCGCGCTCATGCTGGCGTAGTTTTCGCGGAACCACTCATCATCATGTTGAGCGGCCTTTTCAGCGAATTGCTTGAAGTCCTTATGGAGCTTTGCGGCAACCTCGGCGCCAATGATCCCGTCGCAGTCGGTGAAGGTGATCAATTCCCAGAACGGCCCTTCACTTGCAGCCCAAGCCGCCGCGTCGTGTCGCAGTTCTACCGTGCTGTAGCGCTTGTATTCGACGGCTGGCCAGCCAGCTAAAGCCGCAAGCTGATTGCGCCATCCGTTGTATGCGCCGTATCCGCAGTCCATGCCTTCTGCGCGCTTCTCGAAGTCGTAAGCCGCACCAGCCTTAAGGCTTCCATTGCGGCCCGGAAAGTCGTTGTTGACATTGGCAAGAAAGCCGTAGTCAACCGGCTCTCCTGTTTCTTTCGAGACGGGTTCTCCGTCATCGTCGTAGTTGCAATCCAGCTTCTTCACTTTGCTGTAAGCCGTGATGTCGATTCCCATCGCTCGCTCCTTAAAAAGCAAAAGGCGACTCGGTTGAATCGCCTTGTGATTTCCCTCTGATGTCGCCCAGAGGGGAGCGCCGATTGCTCGGTGGACTTTTCTGCTCTTGGAAATTCCAGTTTTCCTCGGTCTGCCGACCGCTCCGTGTACCCGCTTTGGGGGCTGGAGACGCTGCACTGCGCGCCGATTGCTCGGCTATTGCTGCTATATGGTCTGATGTGATTGGGAGAGGCGGGCCGGACGGCCATTCCCGGCTATGACACTGTCTGACGTGCCTCGCATACAAGCGACCCGGACATTCGTCCCGCACGATTCGCCGAAAACCTGTCTTCCCCCGGTAGGCACCCCGGGCGTTTTTGCTGTGTTGCACCCCCGTTGCATGTTTCCATTGCTTCGGTGCGGCCGCCTCTCCAAATCACACCAGGAGAGCTACAGAGAGATGCGGGCAGGGCGCTACTCCTGCTGAATGGTGGCTTTCCGCTAAGGCCCTACCTGGTCCAGTTGCCTGGCGCTGGATTCGATACCAGCCTGGGTGTTCAGTAGCACGCAGGCATCCTTATAGACAGCGCCATTTCCTGCGCTGCACCCTTCACTTAGCCCAATCCCACCTATGCGGTATTGCGTGTCTGCTTTCCACGCCGCCGCATCTCTCTGTAGCCCTCGTTTTTTAAAGAAGGGGAGTTAGCTCGATCACTTCACACCCATCGCCTGGTGCAACTAGCTGCGCTCCACTGGAGCTAGACCTTCCTCTTGCATCGAGTCGGTCGCGTTCGTTGCTGCGATGGGTGTATTGTTTGCCAAAGCTAACGTTCTGTCAATAGCCCAGGCTAAGTATTTTCAGGTGGATTTGTCTGCTTGGGCAATAAAAAACCGCCCGAAGGCGGTTGGACCGAAGCGGCGCAGCTTAGCTCATCCGGTGGCCATCGCCATCGGTTGTAACGGTGAACATGTCTATCAGACACCAAATGGCTGTGATGACCAGACCAATCACAAACCAGCCAAGCACTGCGGTGATGACAAACTGGGCCGCTCCGCGCCCATAGCGGCCAGCGTAGAAATTGTGAATGCCGATCATCCCGAAGAAAATAGCCAGAATGATGTAGATGCCGCGACTCTTGGCCGTCTTGACTAGTTGGGTGTCATCTACACGATTAGACCCATATGGCAACGCCTTCGGCTTGAACTCAGTTGGCTTCCATCCGCTGCCCATAAAGTTGGCGCCACACATACAAGAAGCGGCGTCCATAGCCACGAGAGAGGCGCAGCTGGGGCAGTAGCCCATTTTGGTAATCGGGTTCGAAGCATCTACCTTGGCCTTTACATACGCGGCTTTGGCTTTACCCTCATCCCCGTTGGCTTCGGCAAAGCACCTTGCCCACAGGCCAGGATTGCGAATGTCGGGGGACTCCGCTTCAGTCAGTGCCTTGGCCCAGATGTCGTTCGATCCCATATTCCCTCTCCAAATCCGGTGCTAAGAAGCCATTATCCTAACACCTTGTCACAATGAGGACTCATAGACCGCCTGCGCCACTCTTGTCCCGCACCCGTCCAATCAATGTGATGTGGTGCGAAACCTGCTGAGGTGTCAGGTCCTCATCCTTGTAGTCTGGGTTGTAGCTTTTGAGCGTGAGGCCCCCATCCAGGCGCCGATACAAGCGCTTCACACGCAACTCGTTGCCATACCGGAATGCATAGACCTTGCCATCCTTGACCTGCTCGAATTCGTTTTCTGCCAGGTTGACCAATATTGAGTCTTCATCAAACAGCATTGGCTCCATGCTATCGCCTCGAACCTTGAAGCGCTTCAAATGCTTAGGGTTCAACCGCTGACTCTGAAGCCAAGATAGCCTGTATGTTGCCGGTTCCGAATCCTCTTCTATCTCATAGCTGACAACAGTGTTGCCATTCCCGCCGCTAAATTGGACTGTGTATTCTTCTATCAGCACTAAGTCCTCTGGAACTTCGTCCTCTGGGTGAATGGCAACCACATTAGATCGGTGCTCATCGCCGGTTGCCTCTCGGCGGCCTTTCCCCTCTGCAAGCCAAGCCGGGGAGAGATCTAAATCAAATTCGCGGCAGATCAGTTCAGCATGAGACCGGGTGATCTCGGTGACCTTCTCGGGCATGTTGAACCATGCGGAGACTGTTGCGCCCGTGACGCCGCACAACCGCGCAATGCGTGCTTGAAGGCCGCGCTCCCGTGGCGCTGGGAACGCAAGTGCCAATCTCTCTTGAATCGTACTCATTAGCCTAGCCTAACAAAAATATCGTTTGCTCAGGCTTGCAAATATCGTTAGCTTAAGCTACGATAGAGCCATGAACATGTTTGCTACTCAAGTCATCGACACCCTTGGCGGTACAGCAGCGGTGTCTCGAATCTTTGACATCGCCATGGCCAGCGTCAGTCGGTGGAAGGAGGACGGCATCCCCGCTCCCCGAATGATGTACCTGGAAGTGACGAAGAAAAAGCAGCTTCGCGGTTTGGACCTAAAGGCCGCCACCTCGAAGCGCCCCCAATCCCCCAAGCAGAAGGGAGCCGCTCATGGCTAAAGAGACCGGTTGCGCCTCATGCGAAAAGATCCAATTTCTTGAGCATGCTGAAGCCGTAAATGTATGCGGTGCATCAAGTTGCCCGTCTAAGCAGGCGCCTTGCTTCCAGCCACTGACAACGGATGCTGGCATTGCCATTGGCAAAGCTTTGGGCATCGATAGCCGCAACGTGACCGAACTGAGTATCGAATTCGGCGCCCCAGGCGAAACATTTGTTGTGGTGCGCCGGCTGATAGCTGACTCAGATATGAGCAAGGTGCTTGAAGCGTTGCGCTCTATTCCGAAGAGGGGATAACCGTGAGCCGCTCTCCAGTCGAGGCGATCTCGAACACATCCTCTTTGTCGGTCGGATTCACATGCTCGCCCTTGAGCTTGAGCCGCCCGCCGCTGCGCATCCAGTTGCTCCATAAGCCATCTTGCGCCTGCACACGTATGAAGTCGCCCCATTCCATCACCGTGTGCGAGTTCCCCTCGGAATCGGTGACTGGAATTCGGCGCACCAGTTGAGTAGTTCTTTCCTGTCGGCTCATGTCTGCCCTCCTTAAGGCTCTGGTTACTGGTTGTGTCGGAACTCCCAGCATAGCTCAAGGCAGGGCAGGCACCTCTCTCTAGAAATTTTGTAGTCGTCGTTTTCATGTTCCCAGTATCTGAAAGCAACCGACACCCCGCAACGTCCGCGTCAAGGAGTTTTGGACATGATCCCTCTCATTCGTTTCCGCGCAACCTTAGATCTCTATCCCGACACTGGCCGCTCTGGCGTGGCGCTGGCCCTTGGCAAGTCTGATGACGTTCTGCGCAAGGAAGCCAGTGGCGCATCCGCTGGCCACAAGCTGGGCTTCACTGATGCGCTGCGCGCCCTGGAGACGCTGCAAAACGCAGGCGTGAACATCGAGCCCGTCCTGTCGGCAATCGTGGAGCACTTTGGCGCCCGCCTGGCAGACGCTGGCGAAGCTGCATCGTCGGCCCCCAACCTCAACCTGCTCTCTGCCAATGCCAGCCAGCAAGTGACGGAAGCCGCCTTTGAAGTGATCCGGGCCAATGCCGACAGCAGGATCAGCGACAACGAGCACAAGTCGATCCAGACCCGAATCATTGACGCAAAGGATGCGCTTGATGAGCTTGCTCGCGGTGCTGATGCCGTCTACGAACAAGGTAAGGCGGGTAAGCAATGAACGCCTTCACAGCACCTCGTGGCCCCTCAATAGCCTGTCGGCTCAAAGCTCCCCGAATCCACAAGCAGGTAGACAGGAACCCGCCACCGACAGGCTTCTTCCTGCCAACAAAACTAGAGCAACAACAGCAAACGATCAAGACCAGCGCTTTGCGTCTGGCACGAATTTAAGGCGAAGCCCTCACGCCATTTGAGGGCAAAAAAAATGCCCAGCGGTAACTGGGCAGATGTTCAAAGGAACTGGGAAATGAATGTAGTCAACAGTGTAGCAGCAAAGCTGTTTGGTAACAATCCGACTGCGGCAGTAACCGTGATTACTCCGGAAGTCGCGCGTGTTTGGTTGACCCGCAATATCGGAAATCGCCCTGTAGCGCCGTCTCAAGTGCAGCGCTTGGAGGATGCAATCCGTGCGGGCAAGTGGCGCATGACCGGCGACCCAATCCGCTTCTCGAAAACCGGCAAGCTGATTGATGGCCAGCACCGCTTGCACGCCATCGTGAATGCTGGTGAGGCTGTGTCCTGCCTGGTGTTGCGCGATTTGGATGACGACATTTTCGATGTGATTGATTCGGGCCGCACCCGCAGCAAGTCGGACTTGATGTACATCTCGCATGGCGTGCCAGTGGAGACGGCAAAGATTCTGTCTGCTGCATCCCTGATTGCGTATGCGTATGAAAACGAGTTGTACGCCCTCAAGCCCAGGGTAGAAGGCGGCGAGCTTGCAAAGTGGGTTAGCGAGCGCCCATTTCTGGTTGACTGCGCCTCGTTTGCGCAACGCCTGCCACGCCGCGCAGCGCCTCTGCCTCGCTCTATCGCGGCTGCGTTTTTATTCTTCGCCGGAAGCATCGACTACGCCACCGCAGTGCGCTTTGTCGAGCGCCTGATGGTGGGTAGTGTCGAAGGTGCAAACGACAACCTTCTGCACCTCCGCAACGCAATCGTTGGCGCAAAGCTTAATCGCCGCCCAATGCAGACCAGCGAAATTTTCGGTCGCCTGGTGAAGATCTGGAATGCAGAACGACGCGGTAAGCCCATCCAGTATTTCAACAACACCGCCCTGCGCGCGGGCGATCCCTTCCCTCAATTCATCTAATTAAAGAGAGGGGTTCGCCCCTCTGTCAAAAAATGGCAGAACAAATCATTGAAGTAAACATTGATCTGGTGGCAGTGCAAGACCGCTTCCGCAAGGACTTTGGTGACATAGACGCACTCGCTGCAAGCATCAAAGAGCTGGGCCTGCTGCAGCCTATCGGCATCGATTCAGCCTACCGACTGGTGTTTGGCGAGCGCCGTCTTCGCGCAGTTAAGCAGCTGGGCATGGACAAGATCAAGGCCCGGTTCGTGAACCTGGATTCGTTGCTCAAAGGCGAGCTGGCCGAGAACGAGTTTCGCAAGGACTTCACTCCTTCTGAGCGGGTTGCGATTGGCGAGGCGATTGAGAAAGAGTTGCAGGGTCGTGTTGGCAACCCTCAACTCAAAGAGGCAAATGTGGAAAATTTTCCACCATTGCAGCCAGAGGGCAAGACCCGCGACCTAGTAGCCAAGGCCACCGGCTTCGGTAACGGCAAGACCTACGAGCAGGCCAAGAAGGTTGTGCAGCAAGCCGCGCCTGAGCTGGTGGCGGCGATGGACAAGGGCGAGGCTTCCGTCTCTGCTGCATCTGCCTTGCTGGATATGTCGCATGAGGAGCAAGCCGAGGTTGTCAAAGAGGGCAAGAAGGCCATCCAGAAGGCCGCCAAGCAGGCCAGGGCCAGCAAGATTGAGGTTGTTAAGCCTGCGGGCACTCCGCACGTCCTGCGCGTCATTAATGCAATGGATATTCTTCTGCGCCATCTGCAGAGCGAAGGCATGTCTCCGGCCGAGATGGCTGACGTTTTCCTGGCTGAGGTGGACTTGTCGGAGCCCGCTATCGCAGATCGTCTCAAGGCGACACTCCCCTTAATGGCCGAGCTGGGCCGTATCGCTTCCGACCTGGAGGCTGTGGCATGAGTACCGTAATCATGTCGGCCTGCTGGCCCTTGGGGAGCATGTCTCCCTCGCAAAAGGCTGTGCTTATCTCGTTAGCCGATCAAGCTAATGACGATGGCGTGTGCTGGCCTTCGGTGGCTCGCATTGCTGTTCGTACCTGCCTGTCTGAGCGCGCCGTGCAAGGTGCGATTCGTTGGTTGGTTGAGGCCAAGATTCTGTCGATTAACGATCGTTATGGTCGCTCCAATTTGTACGAGATCACCCCCGCAGCATATGCACCCCCGCAGATGCTGCGGGGTGCAGCAAATGCGCCAACCCCCGCAGATGCTGCGCCCACCCCCGCAGCTCCTGCACCCGCCCCCGCAGATGCTGCACCCATAACCATCATTAACCATCAATTAACCAAAAAGGAACCATCAGTTATTGGCGCGACCGCCAAAAAACCAAAGTCTGCCCGAGCAACGATTTTGCCGAACGACTTCATGCCAGACGATACCGCCGAGAAGCTGGCGAGCGACTTCGGACTGTCGCTTGATGAGCAGCAAGCAGCCTTCTCAGATCACCATTCGGCCAAAGGGACAACGTTCATCGACTGGCAAGCGGCTTTCCGAACTTGGCTGCGCAATGCAAGCAAGTTCGCGGCGCGGTCTGGTGGTGGCCAGCGAATGGTGGCGCCGAACAAGCAAGAGGCGCTGGAGGCGCGCAACCGCACGGTTGGCGAGCAGTGGGAAGCCCAGATGCGGGCGCAGATGCAAGGGGGTAGGGCATGAATGTTGAGCAGATGGGCGACTTCCGCGCCTTGTTGACGGATGTGCTGGCGTACTACGGCAAAGACTGCAGCAGCTTCACGCTGACCGTGTGGTGGGGCGCTTGCCAGAACTTTGAGTACGAGCAGGTGAGCAAGGCTCTGCAGCGTCACGCCACCGACCCGGAGCGCGGCCAGTTCGCGCCGAAGGTCGCTGACATTGTTCGCGTTCTGCAGGGCACGAGTACCGACCGGGCGGCGATTGCTTGGGGCAAGGTGCATAGCGCCATGTCGTCGGTGGGCGCGTACAGCGATGTGGTCTTTGATGACCCGGCAATCCATGCAGTCATCGAGGACCTGGGCGGCTGGCCAAAGATTTGCCGCATGGAGATTGCCGAGCTGTCTTACCTGCAGCACAGGTTTCAGGAGGCCCACCGAGCCTATACCGAGCGCGGCCAGTTTGAGTACATGCGCCGTCTGCCGGGAGACCGCTCGCCAGACCACGAATACACCAGCCGGGGTATCCCGCTGCCGCGCCCCGCATTGGTCGGGGTCAAGGAGAAGGCCATTGCGGTACTCCAGAACGGCAACGCAGGAAGCAAGACCCGGATAACGACTCTGCCGGCCGAAGCCATGCGCTTGCTGGCCAATTCCGGCTCGCAGCCACAAATCGCTTAGGAGCACCAGTGACATGCACCCAATGCAAAGCAATTTCAGTCCACCAGTGCGACCCGGCGAAGAGATCCATGTTCAACCCAGCATGCCTGTGGTGTGGCGCAAGGCAGATCCAGTACATCCAGCGCGTGCTGGCGATCAGCCGGGATG